TCTCTACGGTATTCATGGAAATTAACCAGATAGTCTGCTACTGTATCTTTACCACAACCGATAAACCCGCAAACGCCTATAATCATATAACTCTCTCCTTTAAAGTTACATTATAGCATCTTTTGCGAGTATGTCAAGTATTTTTTAATAAAAAGGTTTAGGTTGTCCTGGCTTACCTGTGTTTAGTTTTCTAGCCAAAACACTTGCTGTGTTGATTGATTTACTTCGTTTCTGTCTACGTGCTTGTGTAGGAGCAGTTCTTGCTCTAGTGGTTTTCATTTTCTGAGCTTTTGCAACATTGTATTGTTGTACACACTTTGAAGGATGACTTACTTGTCTGCCTTTACGTGGACCCACTGAGCATCTAAAACGCAGTTTGGTTTTTCCGCCTTTAGCAGTAGGAGCAGCTCTGCCCCAAACCATCTTTGCGACTTCATTAAAAATTTGATCGTGTTCTTCTTGTGTAACTAATTCTGAAATACGCATTATCCAATTATCCAACTATATCCGTGTCCGCCTGCAACTTGTGTTCCTAGTTCCATTGTGAGACGTTCAATATCATTGAATCCTTCTTGTTTCATAGTTGCACCATTTAGTGCAGTTCCGCCTTGTGGTCCTGCAATACTAGCAAATTTTTCTCTTGCTTGTCCTAACATTACTTTACAGTTTGCAAGAGTGTAATCTCTAATCCATTGTCCTGAATAAACATCTTCTAGTATTACAAAGTCAGGTTTATCATTGTACGCCCATAGCAATACTTCTTCAGTTCCTCTTGGACGCTGCATAATAATTAGTTTCTTACTTTGTGGATTCCAAGTAAAGTTGATAAACGAACCAAACATTTTTCCAACAAGTTCTTGATACTGTGCAAATAATTCATAAGTTGCAAGTCCACCCATATTAGTTGAACTTAACAAGTACGTGTTAGTATATGCTAAGTTGAAAGGCTCAAATACTGTTCCGCCTGTGCCGCTTCCTGTACGTGATCCTACACTTCTACGATATATTTGCCTTACTTGTTGTATTTCTTTAGGCAGTATATATTCGTTTTGATTCTCTTCTAAACTTAACGTAATGTAACTTTCTTCTACAGAATTATCAGAACGCTGCCTAAAAACACCTAGTGAACGTTTCAAAGCAGTTTCATAATGTTCAGGATCGAGTTCAACGTCGATCATGCCATCGCCTAGCATCAATCGCACATAATCAAATACTTCTTGTTTTGCTTTATCTATTTGGCTCATATTAGTATTTATGCCTTTGCGAGAAAACGGTAAATACATATACTATGCCAAGACTAAGTTTATATCGTCCAGAAAAGGGCAACGATTACAAGTTTATTGACAAAACTGCCTGGGAGATGTTCCAAGTTGGTGGTACTGATGTGCTTATGCACAAGTATCTAGGCTCAGCAGCATCTAGCAGAGAAGCAACTCCTAGTGAGCCTAAATATGATACTCTAAGTCCTACTAATATTCAGGATATGCTTTTCCTTGAAAACAGAGACAGAAAGTATGATCCAGATGTTTACGTTATGCGTGGAGTATATAACGTACAAGATATTGATTTTAATCTGAGTCAATTTGGATTATTTTTACAAAATGATACAGTATTCATTACATTTCATATTACGGATACTATAGAAAAACTTGGTAGAAAAATTATTCCTGGTGATGTAATAGAGTTACCTCACCTGAAAGACGAATATGCACTGAACGATTTGAATTATGCATTAAAAAGATTTTATGTTATTGAAGATGTAAACAGAGCAGCAGAAGGCTTCTCGGTAACATGGTATCCGCACCTATATAGAGCTAAGTGTAAACCATTAGTAGATTCACAAGAATTCAAAGACATATTGGATCAAATTGCAGATTCAGAAAACTTTAAAGGCACTTGGAATCCAGATTCTACTTACTATCCAGGTGATACAGTCACAGCACCTAATGGTGAAAAATATACTGTTACACAGGAAGTAACAGGCATTGCTCCTCCTGATACAACTTACTACAAACTTGCAGACACACTCAAAGATATTATGTCTACATATGAGAAAGAAATGCAAATTACTAAGGCTGTAGAAGATCAAGCAGAAGCAGACACGCCACAGAGTGGATATGATACTACAAAATTATATACTTTACAACAGGACGAAACAGGAAAAACAGAACTTGTTACTGCTGATACTACACTAGATGATGCAGACATTGATACTGTAACTGCTGATACTGTGTTCCAATCAGCAGAAGCAAATGGCTACAAAGGCTATTTACTAGGTGATGGTATTCCGCCTAACGGAGCACCGTTCACGCAAGGAATAGCATTTCCATTAGGTCCATCAGAAGGACAATTCCATCTGAGAACTGATTACAAACCTACTAGACTATTTAGGTTTGCTAAAGGAAGATGGAGCAAAGTAGAGGATGATGTGAGAACAAATATAACTAATTTAGGTCCTAGCGATACTGCACCAGGTGCAGACTTTGCTGGAAACGAAAAACGTGAGACACAAAAAACTTCGTTCATCAACAATACAAATGAATCAGTAATTGATGGAGAAACAGTTAAAGAAAGACAGAGTCTTTCAAAAGCACTTAAACCAAAGGCAGATGAATAATGCGTATAGATGAAATATTAGGGTTCGCAACAAGAACACCGAGAAGAACAACTATTAAGAAAAAAGTACGTAAAGATGATGACGAGCCACTTGCAATTAAGTTACAGCAACGTAGAGCTGCTGCTGCAAAAGGTGATAAAACTGCGTTTACACACGATTTTAAAAAGGCAAGTAAATAATGGATTTCTTTTACGACGGACAAATTAGAAAATATGTTACTCAGTTTATGAGAATCTTTATTGGTTTCAAATACGAAGCAGGCAATGGAGATCAGCAAACTGTTCCAGTAATGTATGGAGATCTAACAAGGCAAGTTGCAAACATCATAAGAGAAAATTCTGAAAACAAAATGCCAACAGTACCTAGAATGGCTGCATATATCACCGGATTAGATATAGATACATCAAGATTAACAGATCCTACATTTGTAAGTAAAGTGAATATACGTGAACGTAACTACACTGTAGATGAAGCAGGTAACAGACAATATACAGGCGCTCCAGGTAAAAATGTTACAGTAGAAAGACTAATGCCAACGCCTTACTTGATGACTTGCAAATTAGATGTATGGACATCTAACACAGATCAAAAACTACAATTGTTAGAACAGATAATGGTGCTGTTTAATCCTGCATTTGAAATACAAACAAATGACAATTATATTGACTGGACAAGTTTAAGTGTTGTAAGAATGACAGGTATGAATTTTAGTTCAAGAAGTATACCGGCAGGAACTGAATCAGACATTGACATTTGTTCACTAGATTTTGAAATCCCTATATACGTATCTCCGCCTGCAAAAGTTAAAAAACTTGGAGTTGTAAGAAGTATTGTTGCAAACATATTTACAGAAGATGGCGATGTACAAAATTTATCAAGTTTAGTATACAATCAAACAGATTCAAATGTTGTATATGTAAATCCAAGATATCCAGTGTTGTTGTTTAAATCAAATAATGGCAATCCTAACGATTATGATTTATCAATTGTAGATCAAAATGCTGCAATTCAGAGTTTAGGTTTAGACAAAAAAGAATTTACAGATGATAAAAAATTAGATTGGAATGCTGTACTCGCTGCTTTAGGTAGTTTCCAAGAAGGCACAAGCACTATACATTTCCGCCAACCTAACGGTAAAGAAATTACAGGAACTTTTGCTATTAATCCTGTAGACAATTTTATTTTATTAGTTACAATTGATAAAGATAGTCCAGGTTGGACAGAAAATACTTTACTAGAAAGTCCGCAATACCCAACAGGTAAAGGAACTTTTGATGCAATTGTAGACCCAACTACATATAATCCTATTACAAGATTAAATGGAATAGATAACATTCCTGTAGGGCATAGATTTTTAATTCTTGAAGATGTAGCAGATGATGCAGATGGCTGGAAAAACAAAGATGGAACAAATACTGCTATTAAAGCAAACAGTGTTGCAGAATGGAATGGTTCAAGTTGGTCAGTTGCATTTGATCCTTCAGCAGTAGAAGATTTCACTTATCTATCTAACATAACTACTGGAATACAGTATAAATGGGATGGTATACAATGGCTTAAATCTTTTGAAGGAGAATATGCACCAGGTTATTGGAGACTAGATCCCGAAGGTGCATAAGTAGTTTTATGCAAAAAAGAGTAGGACTGCTATATCTATCAAGAGATTCTCACCGAATACTTCTAATATTAGAAAATGAAAGGTGGACTGTGCCTACGTTTGCATTAGAAAATAATGTAATACAAGATAGCCAAGATTTACAACAGAAATTTTCATCTGGTAAAATAATACCTATAGAATTATATCTATCTAAAGATAAAGGGTTTGAGTACGGCACATATATTTGTCTTGTAAAAGAAGAATTTATAACTGAAGTTATACCTACATTTTGTTGGGCAGATTTAAATTATCTACCCAAGAATGTGCATACAGGGTTAAGAAGCACATTAAATAATAGTCTAATAAGAACTAAAATAGAAACAGTTTTGGAGTTAGAAGATGCTATCAATATTTAATTCAGAATCATTCCAAAATGATTTAAGTAGATATACGAATGAAATTAAAAAGATCGACAACGTAGATGTTAAAACTAATTGTCAAACACTGCTTGATAGATTAATAAGTGAAGTAAACAAATTCGATAAAGAACATGAACAACTAATTTTTAGTAGAGATATTCGAGATAGTCAATCTGTGAAACAAAGTATGGTAGATATTAGAAAAGCTCTAGAAAGAAAAATAGAAGAGTATAAAAAAACAGTTCAAATTAGATCGAAACAAAGTTCTTAACAGTAATATTTCCTACCATTCCTGAGTGTAACGAACATTGATATCTAAATGTTCCTGATTCGCTACTAGGAATTTTCCAATACAAGACACCAGCGTCTTTACCTTGAGCACTTGCAGCGGTACTTACTGTTCCATCAGTTGCAACGTGTGTTAATCCTGTATTATAATTAGTTCCTGAAAAATCTTGAAGTAGGAAAGGATGTGATCCTGCCATAGTGCTTAAATTAAATGCTATAGTTGTTCCGTTTAGTGCATATATTGTAGGATTATTTGTAGCCCCATATTGATCAAATCTGTAAGCAGTGCTGCCACTGTTTGTTACATCTAACATAGTAATTGCTGGTAGATATATTTTATCAACTGTCAAATTTGCTTCATCAACATCTGTAAGATCATCAAAATTAGGTGTTGATGCTGATGCTGTAAACGTTATTGTATCAGTAGTAGCATTAGTTGTAATATTGATTCCTGAACCACCTACAAATGTTACTTCATCAGTTTCGCTATCTGCTACAACACTAGATTGTCCAGATATTGCAAATGATGCAAAAGCATTTTGATTTGCATCTCCGCCTCCAGCAGATGCAGAAGGTATCCAATTAGACCCGTTCCATTGTAAAACATCGTTTGTACTAGGTGCCGATGACGTAGTATCTACATCACCAAGAGCATCTATACTTGAACTACCAGTTAGATATGTTCCAAGATCACTTATCTGACTTTCAGTAATACTAAGTGCTGCTTGGTGTTGTGTGACACTTGACTCAGTAATGTTTACATTTGGCACATTTGCCCAAGTAACTGCTGCTGTTAGATCATTTACTTCAGCAGTTAACGCTCCTAAACCTGAGGCTGTTGGAGGAGTAAATTTAAATTCACCTGTACTATTATCATAAGAGATTGCACCATTGCCGCTTGGAGTATTTTCAATACCAATACTTAAACTTGCTAGTGTTAAAATTGCAGGTTTGTTGTTTAAATTATTATAATCAAGGTAATAAGAACCGTCAAAACCATCAAGTGTATCAGCATCTGTGCCAGCGCCACCAGTTGTAGCATCTGCGCCAGGAGCCCATTGTGCACCATTCCATTTTAAAACTTGTCCTGTTGTCGGAGCAGAACTTGTTGTATCAACATCACTTAGAAAGTCAATGCTAAATGCATCCATGTTAATTTCTACATTGTCTGTATCTGTAGCAATAGAGGTTGATATATTTGTGCCACCGATTATATTAAGAGTATCATTAATACTTGCTGCTACTGTTGAACCTTCATCAGCAGTAATAGTACCAAAGGCATCTCCACCGCCACCTGTACTAGTAATAGTAAGTGTGTCGCCTACTATTGCAGTAGTAACATTAGTGCCGCCAGCAACTGTAAGACTGTCTGTAGGAATGTTGGCTTCAGTAAATCCTGTATCTGCATTGAATCTTGTAAAAATATTTGCTCCAGGCGGTGATGTGGTTACATTCCAGGAAGTACCGTCATACTGCCAAGTAGTACTACCTTCTGTAAATGTATCATTTAGTGCCGGGCTAGCCGGAAAGTTTATTGCCATAATATTTCCTTATACAGTATTTAGTTATTTCTTCAATCTGAAGTTTGCTGCGCCTTTTATTGTTAGTTTATTTGTGATTCTACGCTTGCCTGTTTTGAATCTTTCATCCCAAGGTGCTTGATATAACACTCTAGGTGATGCACCTTCTAAACTTGGATAGTCAGTCCAATTAGCGTCATTAGGTGTTGTAGATTCAACACCACCGTAAAAATCACTTGAATCTTGGGTGTTTAAGTTTAGTGTCCATTCTTTTAATTCTTTCCATGTCCAATCTCTATTGTGTTCTAAAACTGTTGTTAAGAATCCAGCAGCAACTGGGCATGCAGCACTAGTACCACTAAAAGCACAATCTGTAGCAACTTCTGATTCTGTAAATCCTGGATAGGTATCAGGTCTATCAGAAAGTTCAGTATACATTTTGTTTGCTGCTAGTGTTCCATCTGCTGCTGCAAATACATCTATTTGATTGCCTCTATCACTGTACCCTACTTTTCTTTCTGTGCTTCCTGTGCCATAGTTGTCATCTAACGCACCTATATTAATAGTTTTATAATCTGTATTTCCATCTGCGTTTGTATACCTTCCACCTTGTTGAGGAAATCCTGTTCTATTAGTTGTGCCATAAACTTCAACACCAAATTCAAATACTGAACTATCTTCTAAACTGCCGGCGTCAGTAGTTGTAATGTAATTGTCATAATCAGGGTGTCCTTCTTTAACAACTTTTTGATTGCTGTTTCCTGCAGCACCAACAAAGATTACTCCTTCTTCGATCATTTCGTCTAGTGCAGTGGTTAATGAATTAGTTTTCATTTGGCCTTTCCAACGTCCACTATCACCTTGTGTTCCCATATGGCTTAACCAAGCAATACCTGTTTCAGTTGTGTAAGATACATTTGCAGTTGCACGATGAGTATAATACAAGGTTGTTGCATTGCTAACATTAGCATTCAATGAGCTAGGTGATTTATCTGAACGATATCCCCAACTGTTTGAAGATAGTGTTGGATCTTTTGTTTGGTAAACAGGATTTATAGGTTTTAGTCTATGAAATAATTTTTGTAAGTCAAATCCTTGTTCAATACCTATGCCTAAACTGCCATACAGGTCAAGATTCCATTTGTTTGCATTATAGGCCCAACCCTGTGTTCTACCAAATGCTAAAGCACCACATGGCGTGCCGTGTCTTCCTTCTGTGCCAGGAGGTTTAGCAGTATTATCTCCGTTGCAGTTTGATCTCGTGTAGTTTGAAGTTACTGTTACTGTTCCTTCATTGGCAAATTTAGCACTACGTTGTGAAGCATTGCCCCACCAATCACGTGCTACACTTTCTACAGGAACTATTGTGCCGTCCCAACGTGTTGTAAGCCTATCGGTAACGGTGACATTATATCCTGATGCACCTGCAACTGTTGGATCACCTGTGTCTCCGTCTTGGAATATATTTCTAATAGTAGCAAGTGTTGGTTTACTAATTACCGGAGCAATATATGAATTGTGTAGTGCATACCCTAGAGGGTTATTAGATTGTATGCCTGCTGGTGTACGCATACTATCGCTCCACTCAGGACTAAGGCTTCCGCCTTCCCATAGACTTGAATAATCAAACATACAAAA